ACGAGGATGCCGCGGAGAGCGTTGACCGTGACCGCGCTGCCCATCGTTACCCCCTCTGTCCGAGCCTACGTCCTGCGTTTAACGCACGAGGAAGGGTCGCGTTCGTTCGCAGATGATCGCGCACGAAGTAGTCGAAGCTCTTGTGCTTGTAGACGATCTGCACAGCGTGCCCGCCGCTCCCGCTACCCATACCGGCGTTCGCCGCGCGAATGGTGTCGTCGCCGAGCAGGCTGCGCCCCATCGGGTTGAGCACGGCCTCGCCAGAACGAACGACCGCCATGCCCTCGTCGGGCTGGCCGATCAGTCCGCCCTTGTGGAACTTCGGCGTGGTGGCCTGCACGGTTGCGAGCTGGACCGCTCCCGCCGCGAGCGCGGCAGCGATGAACGGAATGTTTGCAGGTGGTGGCGCAACGAGCGCCGCCTGCGTCGCAGACGTTGCCGTGTTCACGATGATCTGCGCCATCTGCAACGCCTTGTTGAGCTCGAACTGCTTGCGCGCCTCGTCCTTCGCGTTCTTAACGCGCTCCTTCGCCTGTTCGCGCTCGTCGTCGGTGGCGTCCTTCCCGAGCGACTTGCGCGCGGCGACGGCCTCGGCGACGGCGTTCTCGCTCTGCGCCATGAAGTAGTCGCTCACCGCGGAGAGGTCGGTGAACAGCTGCGAGCTCTTGCTCTGAATCATCTCGAAGAATGCTGCCGCGTCCTCGAGCGTAAACGCTTCTTCCGTCTTCGTCTGGATCGCCTCGAGCGCGGCAACCGCCTCGTCGGACATTGCCTTAAAACGCATCCCCAACTCTTCGGTCGGTGCGCGCAACATGGCGAGGTCAAGGTCGGCGATCAGCAGCTGGAGCTCCTCGACATCGGAGAGCGGCTGCGACGGCACAAGCGAGGAGAGCTTCGACGAGTACGTCTCGATCGCCTTCACCGTCTTATCGGTGATCGCCTGGGCCTGTGCCTCGGCGGCTATACGTCCCTGCTCGAGACTGCGCTGCCACTCGGTATCGATCTTGAGGTACGCGTCGATCTCGTCGGTGATTGCCTTGATCGCTGCCGCATCGCGCTCCTCGGCGCGCTTCTTCGCTTCAACCGACGAGGCTCGCTTCTTGTCGTTGCGGGCGACTTGATCGATCGCCTCTGCCTCGAGGCGCATGAACTCGATGCTGTCCTCGGTCGCGGCGTTGACCTCAATGATACGCCCGCGGCGCTGCGCCTGGGCTGCCGTGATCGCCTCGATTTCAGGCCCAAGCACCGCCAGCCGTGCGCGTTCCTCGTCGGTCGCCTTGCCAAGCAGAAGGTGATTGCTGATCGCGGTTTGCTCGGCCTTTCGTGCCGCGAGCAGCGCGTCGGCGCGAGTGATCTGCTCCTGTGTCGCGGCCGTTGTCGCCGCCGCTTCCTCTCGCAGGGCCTCTCCACGCTTGCGAGCAGTCTGCGCCGCAAGCGTCTCTAGACCGGTTGCGATCCGCACGTAATCGTTGACGCCTGCGAGGCTCGTCGCAAACTTGGTGTTTGCCTCGTCAGCCGCAGCCGTCGCCGCTTCGTACTTCTTCAGCGCGACCGCCGTCTCCTCGGCGCGCTTCTTCTCTTCGTAGATCAACTCGCCGATCGGAGCCAGCCCGGCAGCGAAGAGCGCGAGCGTAGCCGTCAGCGGGAGCAGCACCGCACCGAAGCCCTCGAACGCCAGCGCACCCACCTCGCCCACGTCCGCGAGGTCGGCCACGTTGCGCGCACTGTCGCCGAGCGCCGGCCCCAGCATCGACAGAGCGCCCGCCAGTTTGCCCGCAGACGAGCCTACGGTACCGAAGCGATCTCCGACCTTGCCCACGTCCGCAGCCGCCTCACGCGCGCTTTCAGAGGCGCTAGCCATCGCCCGCTTGCTTGCATCGGCCGCAGCCTTCGCAGCACGCTCGCTCGCGCGGATGCTCTTGTTGAGCTCGGCCGTCATAAGCCGCGCCTGCTCTGCAGTAAGGCCGGGGATGCTCTCGAGCTGCTGGCGCAGGCCGGAGAGGTTGGCGTCAACGGTAAGTTCTACGCTAGCCATGGATCCCCCTACGCTGCGAGCCGGCGGGTCGCAGCCTGTAGTGCCTTGTCGATCTGCGGGAGGCGCTGCTTGACCAACTTCTTGCCGTAGTCAAGCACGACAATCTTCCATACGTTCTTCCCGTCGCGTGGGCGTGCGCTCTCGACGTTGATCTTGAACACGCCGACCGGGCGCCGGGTGCGCGTGTACCGCTCGACCGTGTAGCCCTCGGGGATGGTCCCCGTGTTGCGGTACTGCTGCATGATGGTCGAGAACTCCTCGCCATCGACGCGCCGCCCGAGACGCGAGAACGGACCAGGGCGATGGACGTAGTACGTCGCCTTCGTGTTCGAGAACACGATGCCCTTTAGGTGCGTGGGCGTGATCCGCATCTCGTAGTCGATGCCACCGCCCGTCTTGCCCGTGCGGCGCGTCACGTTCTCATACCATTCGGAGCGAGCGTAGTCGGTCACGTCCGACGCGATGCTCTCGACCTCGCGCTTTATCTCGGCGTAGGTCGTGGAGATCATGCGGTCGAGCGCGGCCTCGAGCTGTGGCCCGATGGCCACCGATGCGCGCCCTACCGTGATCTTCTTACCCGCCACCAATCCCCCAGAAGGCTCGCGCCTCGGGGGACATACTATCACCTTCGCGCGGCTTCCCGCGTTGAGCCTTCGGAGGCGGCGTGTGCTTGACGCGCCACCACGCGAGGACGCGCTCTTGCTGGTCGCGTGTCCACCCATAGAACGCGTCGGGGTCGCCACAGAACGTGAGCCCGATCTCGAGGGCTACGGCGTCGAGGGCTCCGTCTGCGGATCGGTAAAACCCTCGACGGTCGCGACCTCTGGCTCGCGCGGGATCGCCTCGATCACGAGGTCGAGGGCTTCCTTCCCGGCCGTGTAGATCTCGGCCTCGGTCACGCCCAGAGCGACCAACTCGTCCACGACGGCGCCGCCGTAGGCGAGCGTGTCGTACTTGCAGCCGGCGAGCGTGGCCTTGAGTGGCTTACCCGACCAGCAGACGCCGAGCGCCGCACCGAGCCCGCGCAGGGCGCTAACGCCCACGGCGATCGTGACCTCGCGCGCCGACATGAACGATGCCGGCTTCTTGAGCGTGACCTTGTGCTTCCCGAGAGTGACTTCCATTCCTTCCTCCTTCCGACGTGAAACGCCCCCCGCACCATGTAGCACGGGGGGCGTCGGGCATGGGATGCGATCCCGTGCGGGGTTAGGTCGCCGTGATGGTGCCGTAGACCGTGCCGTTGACCGTGAAGGTGTTCGGGTCACCCTCGGCGAAGTCGATGGAAAGGTGGCAGTTCGTCATGATCAGGGTGTGATCTGCGGCATCGCCGAAGTTCGTACCCTCGACCGTGAGCGTGACCTTGAGCATGAACACGTCCGAGGCGCTGCCGCCCGTGGAGATCGCCGAGGCGAACGCGCCGGTCTTGTTCACGGCATCCCACAGCTGCTTGTCGGTCGCGTCGGAGAGGTCCGTCATGTGCGCCGAGAAGGAGAACGTGGGGAACGTGCGCGAGGTCTTACGCACCGAGCCCAGCTCTCCGCGGTCGAGGTACGTCGTCGCCTCGGTGTTGCTCTGGGTGAGCCCCGAGATCGAGAAGTCGCCGGCCTCGTACTGCACCGTGACGGAGAGCGCCGTGGGAGTGGTTCCGTCCTCTACCAAGAGGATCCCATCCCGAAAGTTCTTAACGACAGACGAAACAGCCATGATGTCCCCCTACTGAAGCGGAAGCGTGTGAACGATGCGGAACGTTATCACACCGACGACCCATTCGCCGAGTACCGACGTTTCGCGCGTGGTGCTGATGAGCTGCACCTTGTAGGACGAGGGCCACGTCGCGTCGTAGACCATCAGATTGTTCACCACGCTCTGCTCGCCGTCGAGGGCATCGTCGTAACTGTCGCTCATACCCTTCGGCGCCAGGCGCCAGGAGTAGCGCACTTCGAGCGTAGTCTCCACGAGGACGCCCTCGGCCGGGCGCCCGCGGTAGGCGCGCAGGTCATCGGTCGAGGTGGGATGCACGGCGAACGCCTTGTGCGCGATGCTGTCCGCGTCACGCCCGAAGTTGTCGGGGGCGACCCGCGATTCCTTCCACCCGGTGAGCGTAAGGATGCGCGCGGTCACGTCCTCGCGCAGCTGACGTACCGTCTTGCTGGCCATTAGTAGAACCCACCGAAGCGCGGGTAGCCGCCGCGGCCGTTCAGCCACACGGTCGACGTGCCCGACTTCTTCGTGTTCGGGTTGACCTTGTTCTCGTCGCTCTCGTCGTAGTTGAAGCGCAGCTGGCCCCAGGCCTCGGTGTAGGCGCGGCCGTAGTGTTCACTGAGGGCTTGCCACCTCGCGCCCTCACCGGCTGATGTCTGGAAGTCGAGGAAGATGAGCTGGAGCGTCAGCGCGAGGTGCGCGTCACGCAGCGCGCTCGGCTGAATGATGAGGTACGGCCGGCGTCCCTGCGCCGTGATCCGGTTCGTGAGCGTGATCCATGCCTCGTCCAAATAGGACTGGTACGAGGTCACGCCCGTCGCGAGCAGCGCCGGGAGGTCGCTGTGGCGCTGGAACAGGTCTGCGTCCGAAACGACTGGATAGAGGGTTCTGCGGCAAAGCGCGCCGTCGTTCCTAAACACGTTCTGCATCGTCGGGCTCATTTGGAGTGTCCACTCCAGAAGCCAGCCCTCCTCCAGCGCAAGCGACGTGGTCACCGTGCCGAGGAGCGCGTAGGTCGCAACGCTGCCCGTGATGGTAACGGCCGCGGCGTTGACCACGACCGTCCCATCCGCACGGTAGACCGTGAGCGTGCCCGAGAGCGGCGCGACGAGCGCGCCCGCACGGTAGACGGGACACGTGAGATCCTGATTCCGCCCACGCTCGATGGTCTCGCCAGAGCGAAACCGTGCCGTGTAGAGCGTCTCGCTGATGCTCATCGTGTCCCCCTTCCGTTACTTATCGCGTTCGCGCCGGTCTGCCTTACGCGCCTGCTCGCGCGCAACCTGCTCCGCGCGCTGCGCCGGCATGCCGCCCTCGACCAGACGGCGCGTCATGGACTCCTTCGCTGCTGCGATGTCCTTACGCTCCCCGCTCATGCCTTCGCCTTCGTGCTCTTGACGGGAGTATACATGCGCTCACGCGCTGCGCGCATGTCCTCGAGGCGCTTCTGCTCGACGGGGAGTGCGAGCGCGCTGCCCGGATGCGTCGGCGCGCGGGTCTGGTGCTCGCTCACTACGCGCTCCTGGCGCTCGATGATCACACCGATAAAGTCGGGGTCGGGGATCTTGATCACGCCGTCCGCGACGAGGCGCCGAAGGAAGGCCCGGTATCCCTCGGTGTCCACCGTCATGCGCGTCTGACCCGCAACGAGCTTCGGCTTCTCCCACTTTGAGAGGAACACGGGACCGTTCGCACCCGCGTACTGGATGCAGTAGCCACCCGGCTCGATCTCCCAGTGGATGATGGTCACGCCCTTCTTGCCGAGGTGGACCTCGGCGAGCGCCGTGTCGCCGTTCTTGTCCACGCGGTTGAGGCCGGGAATCGCGACCATCTGCCCGAGGTCGGGGAGCCACTCGCCGTCCACGCACTGCCAGTGCGCCGGGTGATGCGTGTACCACCACGCCGCGTTGCTCGGCAGGTTGAGCAGGGTAGCCATCCCCTGCGGACGAGACGCGGGCTGCGCTGCAAAGTTGCCACCGTCTGCCGTTCCGAAGTTCGCTGCCATCTGTTGTTTCTCCTTACGCACGAAGGCGTGCCCGTACCATAAGCACGGACACGCCTTGGCGCTAGGCAGAGCCTAGCAGACCATCACAGGTCGCTGACGATGCCAACGCCCTTGAGGTCCTGGAGCTCCGCAACGCCGAGGAAGGCGCTGCCGACGACCTTGGTGAGACCCGAGGCCGCGTCACGCTCCCACTCGACCGCCACGGGGGCGCCCGCCGGGATTACCACGCCGCCCGCCGCCTGGATGGGCGCCGGGGTACCGAGGGCGTAGGCGATGGCGCCGTTGCCGAGCATCATGCCGCGGTAGTCCGCGCCCGCGTTCGCAGTCGGGATGTAGGACGACAGGTGGACGTTGACGCCGAACAGCTTTCCACGGTAGCTCGTGCCCAGCGCGTTTGTCTGCTCCATATTCGCCGTGAGGTACTGACCCGGCCCCGTCTCCGCGCGGAGGCTGGACATGAGGTCGTTGTACTGCTGCGGGTGCAGGATCACATCGTACTCGCCCATCACGCTCTGGAGCTGGAGCGCGAAGATCGCGCTGTAGAACGTGTCCGTGGTCATGTCCACGCCAGTGCTGCCGACCTGCGTGGAGAAGCCCGAGGAGAGCAAGCACGCGAGCTGGTTGAAGCGACCGTTGAAGGCCGCGACCATCGCGTTGCTCAGGCCGTCGAGGTCGACGCCGCCGGGGACGGAGTTCGAAATGCGCGCCAAGTCACTAAGGTCGTATCGGAGGGCTTGCCTAGCGACAACGACCGTCGCGGACGAGTTCGTGATCGACGTGTTGCTGACGCTCACACCGTCGCCGGGGGCGCTCATGATGTCGGTGCCGTTGAGGCCGACGACGGGCACCTGGATGGAGTCGGAGCCGGTGCCGTTCACGCTGCCCACGTTGAGGAAGCAGGGCGCGTTCCGAAGCGAGCCGGTGTCGGCGAGCTTCATCACGATGGACTGGTAGAGGACCGCGGCGACGCGGGAGTAGCCGTCGAGAGCGGCAAAATCGATGTTGGCCATAGTGGCCTCCTAAAGAGGTTCGAGGTTGCCGCGCCTGTCGCTTTTTACGGGAGCTTGCCCCGAGCGCGTGGGGAGTGTCCCCACGGCTAGGGTATGCCTACGCGTGACAGAATGTCAAGGGGCCGAGAACGCTGCCTTGATTGCTGCTGCGTTCGCCTTGAACTCTGCGGGCGTCATACGCATGATCGCCTCGGGCGTCCACGCGGTCGTGGCCGGGGGCGTCTGCGTGACCGTGCCGGCGTTCGTCTTCGGCATCGCCGTGGTCACGGGGGCCGGAGCAGCTGCTGGGGCTGCGGGCGCGGCCTCGGGCAGGTAGGCGCGCACTGCCTTCGGGAGCGTGTCCTTGTTGGCGAGCCACTCCGCGAGCGGGGGACGGCCCTCGCTGGGGAGCCGGCTGTAGGCGTGCTGCACGTAGTCGATGCCCTCGGCATCGGTGATGCCAGCAGCGGCGATCTCACGCTCGGTGCGGAGCGCCTCACGCTCGGCCTTGCTCGCGGCCTTGACCTCCTCGATCTGCGCCCGGTACTTCTCGGCGCTCTCCGCGAGCGGGGTCAGCTCGCTGACGCGCCCCTCGAGTTCCTTGACTCGCGCCACGAGCTGCCGGATGCGGGCGCCCGCTCCGTTGTCGCTGGCTTCTGCCGTGGTCGTGGTCGTGGTCGTGGTTCCTTCCTCGGTCATGCGTCCTCCTCGCGTGCGGCTTGCACGCGCTCCCAGACTGCTAGTTGACGCTTCGCCCATGCACGGCCGGGTGCGCCGCCCCAGAGATCCCATGCGATGCGCCCGGCGCTCGGATACTGCGGGTGTCCTGGTCGTGCGGCCGGCGCCTCGAGGTCCACCTCGTGACGCTCGAAGTAGGCGACCATGCGCTTGATGGTCTCGATGCTCACCACGTCGCGGTTGGCCAGCTGCGACGCGCGACGCGCACCGACGAGCGTCCCGCCTCGTCCGTACTTGCGCCGGTTCTCGAGCCCCCGCTTCGCGACGGCAGCGACCTCGACGGGAGCGCGGAGTTCGAACCCCATCGCGCGCTCGTCGCGCAAGAAGCGCCGGTACACCTCGGGGTGTTCACGCTTCAGATAGTCGCGCTGACGTTCTGAGATGAACGGCATCAGGTCGCCTCGGGCGCCGTAATGGTGAAGGACCCGCCCACGTCGCCCATGAGCGCCTCGGCTGCGTCGGGCGCCATGTTGAAGAACTGAACCAGCATCTGCACTCCCGTCTCGCGCGGGAGTTCGCCCTTCGCCACCGACGTAATGATGCCCTGCGCCGCCTGCACCTGCGCGCCGTTGAGCGCGACTGCGGAGGCGGGCACCCCAGCGGACGTAGCCGCCGCCGCGACGCTCTCCTCGGGCGCCGCCCCACCCTCGGGCGCCTCGTCGTCCATCTCCTCGTCGTCGTGGATCTCGACCTCGGCCTCGACCTTCGGGCCGAGCCCCAGATAGCCGCGTGCCTCGCGCAGACTCTCGATCACAGCGGCGATCACCTGGGCGTTGGCGCCGTCGAGGTCGAGAGCGGCGAGGGCCTCCTCGGCCGCGTCGAGTTCCTCGCCGACTTCAGACATCGCCTCAGCGTGTGCAGGGGATACATCGGGTGCGGCCGTCGCCGGCCGTCCTCCTGTTTCTCCTTCTTCAACGGCCGGCGGCGCGCTCTCCATCCTGCGCGCCTCCGCCGCCTTCGCGAGCGTGATCTGCTCGAGGCGCGCGACGGCGTCCTCGTGGGTCATGCTGCCGAAGAGCCGGAGCGCCTCGACCTTGTCCATAAGGCCGGCCTCCATCATCT